ACGGGCTGCCCACGATACCTTCGGCGCTCCTTTCTCTGACTTCTTAAGTGCCCAGGTGGTGATGGCTTTTGGAGGACGTGCCAAACCATCATCCCAAACCTTCCACGCTCCTTTCTTGTTGGCGCTTTGACGTGCCAGCTTGGCTGCTGTCTTGAGCACATACTCGCAATGCTCATGGGCAACAGTACCCCGGTCACAGGCAAGATCACGCTCCAATGAACTGCCAGGTCTCTTGGACCATCGTGCCAATGCATCTTTTTGGGATTGAGGGGCTGTGTGCTTCAGGATATGGGTGACAGAGTGATATATCTGTCCTTCTTGATCTCTGTAAACCCTGAATGGGCCAGAGTTATCTTGTTCCAGTTGCCATCGACGCAGTGACGCCAATATGTCTTGAGCGTCAAGCTGCTCCGTCATAGTCCTCATTTAATAGAGCTTCTGATTTTTCTTCCAGCCATTTACGCATCAGCTGGTTTGCTTTTGGCTCAATTAAATGGGCGCTCGATACCCAACCTCTTAAATGACCAACGACGACAGCAACAGAACCGTCCTCTAAAAACTCTGTGACGGTCTGGGGTAGTTCTGTTGTGTCAGGCATTAGACGCTCTTTCCCAAGACTAATTTACATGAGAAGGGGGCTTTGGCAAGTCTTTTGCCAAATACTCGTCTAACGCTTGCCGCACCAATGCAGCGATAGAGGTGCCTGGGCGCGTTAGAGCCTTAAGGCGTTCGTACTGGTCTGGACGAAGCTGCAAAGTAATCCTTTTCAACTTACCTCACCGTTTTTAGAAATAAAATCTGGGCAAGTTGCAGGTAGGTTGGCAAGCGAAATAAACGGATCATTTGTTATCGCAATCAAATTTCGGTTAACTGGCTCGCCAAGCATAAATTTATAAGCGGCGTTTACGCTTTTTCGCAAGCTTGGACAATCGTTCCAAAAACCAGCTCCAGGGCTTAATTCACGCTTTTCTTTTTTTGCGTGATAAGCGCGATTAGCAGCTCCGTCATGACTTGGGTGATACATGTTTGTCTGAGATGTTCCTGAAGTCGTAATCTCAATCCAGTGCTTCGCTCTCTCAAAGGCACTCATGTTGTGCAAAAAACAGTCACCTTTTTCTTCTTTAAAACGCATTTCTGCGTAAATTTTTAACGCGGTAGCAAGAAAGAATGGGCTAAAAGTTACGCCGGTAAAATTGTGGCTTTCTACCAGCCGAAAGAAATCACGAAATTTTAGAAACTCGTTTTTTACAAATTCGTCCTGGTAAGGCTTTGAATACTGCATCGTCCCAACAGTTGGGCTAGAAATGTCGCAAAGAGCGTGACGAATAGTTGAACACTCTTTTCTTGTCATATTAACTCCCCTAAAGTTAATACGATCAGACATGGTTTTAGATTTACCGGTATCGACAATATTGCCAACGTCATGACTTACATTTCTTAGAACAACAAACCATTGGCCTAACCCAGTCTCTACAACAGCATTGGTTCTGTGCTGACCGTTGAGCAGAACACCGTTTGTGTCAAACAATAAAGCGTCTGGGCTAAGAACAAACTGACCATTCTTCATCATCCTGCTGATGTCTAGCAGGTTTGATTTAATGATTTGACGATTATTTTCGTAATTGCAAGACACCATTTCCGCAGCCATTTTTGGCGTAACAAAAACGATCTCGGCAACTACATCTTTGTATGGACCTCGATCTTGAGTTAAATTTTCAGAGTTCATGGTTTAGAAGTGCTGTGAACAGTCAGAGGGGAGTTGCAACTCCCCCCTGACATCACAATGACATCACTGTGACGCCATTGTCAAGCAATCATTCCAAGATCAGCTTTCGCTGAACGGATCACCCTTTTGCATCAACACTCGGTTTAGATCAAAACCAGACTTTTCTACCTGCATCCAGGCTTTAGCCATCTTGTTTTCGTCATGCTCGTCCTCGTCACGGGGAACGATCAACAAGTCGTAGCGCACCATGTCAGCTTTGATCTTGCTCAGCTCGAAATCCCAGTCCAGCAAGTTTTTGCTGTACTTCTTGTTCAAACCATATTTTGCAAACTGACGTATCAACGAAATGTGTGAAACTTCTAAAACTTGGACCCTATTCATGTCCCAGTTGTAGACAGGCCATGTCAAACATTGAGAAGGCTTGCGGACTGCTGTTTTGTCATAATTCATAGATCGAACGTACTCATTGCCGATCTCTAAATCAATCTCATCATCGGTTGGTTTGTCCACAAACCTAAATGGCTGCCCGTTGCCACCATCCTTTGGATCAGCCCAGACAAGCCAGTATTCAAGCGGGTCTTGCTCTAAAAGTGCAAAGTTTGCTGGCTTACCTTGCTCTAGTTTTGTGTAGCTAAGATAGTTGTCTTTTGACGAACTACCTTCGTTGTCTTGTTCGATTGAGTCAAGAATGCTTGCAGAAAGTTTCACGAAAAAGTTGTCTTGTGGGTTGTCGCGTTAGCACTGCAATTGCAGTCAGGGCTAGTGGGAGCCCAGGCTGGATAAATCAACCAGCGGACTGCTAACGCTCTAACAAACTACAAAGAATGTGGCCTCTTGTCAATATGGGCTAGGATAAAAAAACTCCCGACTAGCCCACGAACCAGGGGGCCAATCGGGAGAGTTAAATAACCGCCCTTCTATAGTACATGAACCTTCAGGAATTTGTTGCCCAGCTGCCTTCTGGCTTGGTCTACGCACCGATATATGCCAAAGATGCCCCAATGGTCTCTGGCAAACCAGCGACTGGTAAGAACCCTTTAGAGGCCAGCTACGACTCGAAGTTCGATCCTGCTGATGTAGCCCTCGCAATCAAACGCAACCCTGACCTCAAGGCTGTTGGCGTCTTTACCGGTATCCGTGGCAATGGCATCGTCATCCTTGACGTTGATCGTCACCTCAACAAGCACCTAAAAGTCTGGGGCTCATCCATCGATGACGCTCCAATCATCACTTCAACCAAGGACGATGCAGCTAAGTACCTGTTTCGCGTCCCTGAAGACCTCTGGAGCCAGGTAGAAGGCCATGGACTTACCGATGACTGCCCTGACTACGAGATCCTCTGGAACTCCAAGCGTCAAGGCGTCATCTTTGGTGCCTACCCAGGCGGCAAGAACTCAACTGCTGGTCACTACAGCTTTGAGGGTGACCTGAATACCATTCCTGTTGCTCCAGATTGGTTGCTTGCAGAAATGAAGCAGCCGCCAAAAACAATCAACAAACGCGATCTTGATTTCACCGATCGTACCCAAGACGAAATCTTTGAGATCGTCCGTGATTGCCTAAACGTCATCCCATGTAAAGGCGCTGGCTCCAGGGATCACTGGGTCAGGATTGGCATGGCAATCAATTCTGCTTTGCCCAATGAAATGGGCTTCATGCTTTGGTCGGCATGGTCAGCAGAGGATCCTGATTACGCCTCTGAATGGGAAGACTCCAACCCCTGTGCTGACGCCTGGAACACCTTCAAAGGCAACGGCATTGGCATCGGTACCTTAATTTTCTTGGCTGACAGGGAGGATCCAGAACGCCGTAGGTTTTCAGACGATCTGGCCAAAGTCGTCAAATCAGCAGAAGAAAAAGTAGTTCAAGAAACGCGCCAAGCAACCCTGGATTTCGATGAAGTCATCCGCCGCGCCAAACACATCCTTGATCTAGATAACCCGGCTGAAGTTAATTACAAGCTCAACACCCTTGCCCTGCAAGCTGGTTACAGAGATCAATCAGCCCTTGAGAAATTAATCGTCGATCAACTGTCGTACGAAAAAGCTCAAGACCTGATGACCGTTAAAGAGCTGATGAAGCTGGACGCCAAACGTGATTACTTGATCCCTGATGTCCTTCCTCATCCTTCTGTCGTCCTGATCTATGGGGCTGGGGGCGATGGTAAATCCATGTCCGCTTGGGCTCTTGCAAAACACATTGCAACTGGTCAACCCTTCTTGGTTCGTGGCAATCACGTTCCAGTCGAACAAGGCCCTGTCCTTCTGCTGAACGGTGACCAGCCCTTGGTCCAACTCAAGGAGCAACTGGAAGAAATGGACTTTCCCATCACTGATCAGACCTTGATCCAGACCGATTGGCAGCTTCAACGCTATGCACAATTCATCAAGCTCATGGAGAAGCACCGCCCCAAACTCGTTGTTATTGACTCGCTTATTGGTTGCTCTGGTGGTCGAGCCTTTGATGAGAACAAGTCTGAATTTGCTCAGCCCTTGTATTGGCTAACTAAAAACAATGGTGATCTGTTCCCCGCCACCACAATTCTCATCGTTCATCACGCCAACAAGAACGGTGGCTTCAGGGGAACCTCAGCCATCCGTGATGCAGTTGACGAGACCTGGGCTTTACGCAAGCCCAATGATGAAGAAAGAGGCCGTGTAGGCGGTCATAGCCGTCTAATCACAATTGAAAAGTCACGCTCAGGTCGTATGGACACCCAGCTCGTCATGCAAATGCAAGATGACCTGTCCTTCACCATCAGTGACTTCACGCCCGAAGTCGATGAAAACAACACCTCACCAGCTTCCGTTGCTGATCGTGTCCTTCAAAAACTCAGAGTCGTTCACCCTGAATCACGCACTATCGAAGATCTGTTTTACGACCCACTCATCAATGGCAAAACAGCCGCTATTCGCAAATCGCTCCAACGATTAGAAAAACGAGGCTTAGTAGTCTCAAACGTCTCAGATAAGTCTCGTTCCAAACAACAAGTCAACTCCTACAAAGCAATACTCGCGCGTGGAGAGGGTAAGAAAGTGTCCCAACCAGGGGTAGATGCTAGTGCTGGAGCGGTATCTGAGGTGGGACACAAGGCTGGGACACCCCTATCCTGTCCCAACCTTTCTGAGGGTTCTGTTGTAGTTGATATTGGTGCGGAAGAGCTGGGACACATCTAACTGTCCCAACCCCCTGTCCCAACCTTCTTCCATTGCTATCACTAGCATTTGGCACGGTTGGGACACCTACGGCATCTATACGCGCGAGAAGCCTTTCGATGAATTGGAGCGAAATCCTTAGCAAGGCTGGTGTTCCCGAACCTCCGGGCTACCTTGAAACCGTTGCTTCGGTACGCTCCAAACCTAGAGTTAAATCGTCCAACAAATCCAAAAAACCCAAAAGGAAACCCGTAAAATTACGGAATGAAAAGAATCGAAACCTACCTCCCAGAAGACATCGCCAAACGTCTTTCTGATCAAGCAGAAAGTGCTGGCATCAAGCGATCAGAATTGATCCGTGACCTGATCCTTAACTCTCAAACAAGCTTCGACATCACCCCAGATGACTACAACAGAGCTGTCGTTAGGATTCGCAAGCGTTGCGGTAATTTGTTGGGGCGTCATCAAGCTGAAAGCCTTGTGGCATCAGTTTTTACAGAGTTCTCAGGAGCTAGCCTTCGTGCCGCAAAAAATTAATCTCTACTACTGCCAGGTCGATGATGATGAAGATCATTTCCCCTTAGCCATTGCTCGATTTACGGCCTATGACGAGGACCATAAACCTCTGTCCGTAGAGCAAGTCACTTACGAAAGTGACCCACGTTATTTTCAACAACAGGTCTCTGCTGCTCTTTCATGCGGGGTTGACGTAAGTGTCATAACCGCTTCACCCATGGAAGATTTTGCTTGGATCAATAAACTGGCGCAGCAAGCTTGAAACTTAGAATCTTTCGCCGTGAAACCACTTGGTTTGTGCTAACCGAGAATAATGAGATAACGTTCCACCAAACGCTTGCTGGAGCGATGGCTAATGCCGCTACCAAAATCAGGGCGTCAAATTATGTTGGATCGGCTGTATGCAGCAGTCCGTTCAGCGACGACTGCTGACATACAAAGAGCTGCAATGCTCTTAGAAGGAGCCAAAAAGATAAGAGCTGGGTCTAGTCGTCAACGATCTTCCGCTCGATCAGCACAGGCCAATGCTTGGAAAAAGAAGGTTGACACTTCAGTAACATGGTAGTATTACATTACTATTGTGCCGTTAGATGGCGATCAGTCACGGCAAGCGTGTTTACATTCAAGTTCTCTTAGAGCCAAATCGTGGCGAACTTTTTCTTACTGAAGCAGAAGCTCTTGGCGTTAAACCTTCAGCGTTGATTCGACAAATCGTTTACGACTATTTAGCTGAAAAATGCAATATGAATGCTTATGTCAACGCTTTGACCAGCGATAAAGAGGAATGGCAAGCATCCGTTAACGCAAGATTAGAAGGAAGAGCAATTAAACGCCGAGAACGCGCACACCTTGCTTACAAGGGATTACTCGAAGAATGAATGGCGTCGATGTTTGCGATATGTCCAACAGCTTGCTTCAGCAACTTGCCCTGATGCCACTGTTGACGCGCCATAGCAACACAAAGCTGTGACAGCACATCTATGTTCTCGCAGTCCTCAATTTGCCTAATGCTGCGTTCGAGCGTTAACTCTTCTTCAAGACTTTGCTCAACGACCATCCATTCCATTGATGGATCGTAAGGCTCGTTTTTCGGAGGCATAAGGTTTCTCTGTCCTAAACCGAATGTAATCATGCACAGCAGGAAATAACCAGTCCTGCACTGGTAAACATGCTTCCCAGTTCACAGGTTGAACACAGTTCATCACGACTGTCGTCCAAAACGCGCTGATATAGCCCCAGTTCATCGATCCACAAATATGGCCCAGCCGCTTGCTTCTCCTTCTATAGACCAACGCTGGTAGAAAGCAGGACGCGACATCCTGATCCGCTCCCCTGACTTTGTGGTGTCATGCCCGCCACGTTCCATGTCTGGCAAGCCCATCGGATCCATGGCAATAAATTCGTCTTTGTTATATCCAATAATTACGCTCCAGTGACCACAACCTTCGCTATCGCATACCGCTGGTTCGCCTTTAGTCAGATCGTTTTTATGCAGCCAACCGACCAAAATCGCTCTCCCGGCATCGATTTCGATCTCAATATCCTCAACCCTGGCATCCCTGCGAAACTCAGCATCCAAGCCAAGTGACCTCAACGCAGAGACCTGGGCGTGGACTGCTGTTGTATCACCAAACTTTCGGCGTACATGCCGATAAGCGTCTTGGCTTTTTATACGATGATGAAATCCAACGACCATTGCAGCTGCTGCATCAAAGCATTCCCGGTAGCCATAGCCGCTAAGACTATCTAGCTGGCTGTAATACGGAACTCCGTAAACCTCTTGGTGAATGCCGCTGGTCTTCCAGGTCTGGAACCATTCCGCTTCTTCATCAAGCAATGCTGGATCGGTAATCGAATCCTCTAGCTGCTTTATCGCTGCCATTTGGTGCGGTGTTTCTCGAAACCACTTGAAAAAGGGCAGCAGGCTCAACGACACAACGCTCGACAACAAAACTACTGTGATAATGCCGGAGAACATGGCGTGTGCCTAGCTGCAAAACCGCTCATAAACATTGCGCCGCTACCAAACACGACGATCAAGACGCTGATCACAACAGCCAATACGGATGGCATGAAACTACTTCTCTACCCTTTCGGTCGGAAATAGCAAATTCTTGAGATACGTGCAGGCCACATCGTCTAGCTCGTTATCAGTCTGCTCGCTGATCTTGACCAGGCAGTCAAGTAGTAGCTGTTTTACGGCCTTTGATTTGATGAATCCAAAAAGAATTGGCTTTAGTAGTAAAACCATGGGATCACTGTGTGTGCAAAAAGTCTAATTCCTATTGGCGTGTCCTTCCAGTCGTGCAACATCTTGCTCCAGCGTTGATATACGGGCAAACAGCTCCTGGTCCCTAACCCTCAGATCAGCGTGAAGCACATCCATCCGTGACGCTAAATTATCGACAGCTGAGGTCAAACGCACCAACGAATCCCTCCCATGCTGGTTTTCGCGGTTGGCTCCTTTGATGCCAGAAGCCGCTACGCCTATTGACGCTCCAGCAACAGCAGCCCAGATTTCAACCACCATTCGACCCATAGCTTGACTGCATCATGGCAGAAACACCGCAAACCAAGTCAGAAGAACAAGAGGATCAAGGCCATTCCTGGCTGGGTGATGTTGTTCGCGTGACCATTCTGCTGTGGTCGATGGGAATCCTGACTGCAAACTATCTGGGCATCTTTTCCCAGTCTGTCGATCCAACTTTCCCGGCATCTTTGCTCACGGGTACGGCGGCTTCTTATTCGCCAGCACTCGGCAAACTTGGTAAGAAAAAGAAGGAGGACAACGGCGTTATCGTTGATAACAGTAAAACCAATGCAGGCATCAAATGACCCGCACACTTTTGGTATTGGGCATCACTTTGTTGGCTGCCCCTGCCCACGCTGACATCAATCATGTTCTGACGCAATCAGCTCAGATCAGCATTGATCAGGCTTACAGCTCAGCCAAACGAATCGGTTCTACCTACAGCGCATCAGGCTCAAATGTGACACCAAGCGTCACCAGTGGGAGCACCACAACCAGCGGGGCCATTGGTGGTCTGAATCTTGGCAGCCTGACCAGTGGCGTCCCTGCCATGGTTGACACGAATTACGCCGTGACTACCGCCGGTTCGGCTTTCTCATTTAGTGAGTCAGCAGTGATTGGCGACACGATAAGTTCAGCCACTGAGGTGACCTCTACCACTGGCACCGTTGATGACCTTCCAACATACGGCGAAGTCGTGACTGGTTCTGGTGGGGTGAAAGCTAATCTGGCGGCAACAGCCCTCTCAAGCGGAATCATGACGATTACAGCAGGTGGAGCGGGTACAAGTGCAATCCTGTCTAACAAGATGGCACTTGAAATTGATTAGAGCTTGGCTGCTGGTTTTGTTGCTGCCTAGCTCTGCTTTAGCCGCACCAATCGTGCCGCAGTTCACTCAGGGTCAACTTAATTCAAGATCAGAATCCACCACGATCATCAACGAAACAATTACGTCCCATAATTTTCGGACGGGTTACAGCTACTCAGCGGCAGGTCATAATGTCGAAACTGTTGGAGATATTCCTATTTCGCCTGACGCTACCGTCACAAACAATCAGACAGTTGGTGGAGTCAATTTTTCATGGACAAGCCCAAACCTTGAAACTAAGCCCCAATGGCAAGTAATCAATCCTGGTGCAAGCTGGAGCCTGACAGAATCATTCATGGCCCCTGGTTTAGATGCAGTAACTACGATCCAACGCACCATTCAAACCGAAAGCGTAACCGAGTCGCAGTCAGTGTTCTCGCAGTAATTACTGCGTTTGGTGGACCGGTGCAAGCCAACACGACAGTGGCAAATCCGTCCAGTACATCTAGCGGTTCAGTGGTTAATAACGCCTATCAAATGATGACCGGACCACATCCTATATATCGGATGAGTCAAGGCATTCAGTGCCCTGGTCCTACGTTATCGCTCAGTCCGTTTGTCACATCTAGCCGAAACTTTGATCTGCCCCATCAATCAGTAACTAGAACGCCTGTTTACTCAAGTGCTGATGCAGACGACAATGGCGAACCAGATTCTCCCGGCAAGGTGCTCTACTACTCAGAGATGCCACGATTTGAGAAAGATCGTAGATCAGTTAACTACGGCATAACAGCAACGTTTTCTATGCCATTGGATGGTGGCCTGACTGCTAGATGTAAACGCGCCGTAGAAACAAACATCAAGCTTCAAGAACAATTACTTTCCACTAAACGCCTAGAGCACGAGCTTTTCAGGGCCAAGCAGTGCGGTGAGTTGGCTAAAAGTGGGATTCAATTTACTGGCCAAATGTCTATTGTTTGCAGCGACCTAATCGTCAGCGTTCCGCCCGTAAAAATGGTGCCGCACGTTCACTCTATTTCCGTGCCTTCCGCTGATTCTTCTG